GCCTGGGTGTGCCCGGAGGCACTAACGGGCCGGCCTGTGGAGTGGGCTGGGGCGGTGGAACGCCCATCATGGCATTCGGCATCACTGCGGGGTTAGCCGTAGGCGGGCCTCCCGGAGGAGGCCCCGGCGGCATAGGAGCGCCAGGCCCAGGAGGCCCGCCAGGAGGGGGGCCGGCCATAGCGGCATTACGCATTTCGGCTGCCTGTCGTTTCTGCATGATTACGGACATCAGCTCATTCACATAGAACTGCACCAGGTCTTCCCGCCCCTGGCGCTCCGCTGCACGGAGCAGTGTCCAGAGTGCCGCCTCGGGCAGCATACGCTCTGCCATCTGTTCCTTGATGGAGTCGTCCATCTGGTCTGCATCCTGTATGGCCAAGATCCTGTCCCTTATCGCCCTGTCCGACAGGAGAGGGGTCGGCCCCTCTCTGGCAATCTGTGCCATCGAGTACCTGGTCATGTCGTCCTGTGGCAGTTGTCCCACCAGATTCACGACCGGTGACCCCGTGTTCTTAATCATATCCGACTCTACCTGCTCAGTAAAGTAAACCCTGTTCCGGTCCATCCCGGACACCTCAATGGACTTGTACGCACCGGAGGAATACTGGTCTGATATCAGGTTGAATATCATCTCGTAGGCCTTCTCCACCCCTCTCAGGTACTTGCTCACCACTGTCTCCACTCCCTGACGGAGGGTGTTGATGGCAAAACCGGAAAGCTGGAAGGGTATGTCCCCGTATACGGAGTGGGGTATTGACCCCCTCTGCATCTCACTCGATACCAGTTGCATGAACGCGCCTGTTTCCTTGGCCATCTCCAGGAGGCCCAGAGGCTCCACGTTCTCGTTCTGGGAAAGGGCTATCTCGGAACCCTCCAGATACGGGTCCTCATCCAGTGTCTTTGTCCCGTCCCGGGAACGGACTATGAGCCCCTGCCTCCGTGACCTGGCTGTCAGTTCCAGCATGGTACTCATCATCAGGTTCTGCTTCGGGTACAGGTCCCGTGATGCACGGAACACGCTCTCTCCCACGTCCGCAACGGTGTCCTGCATGGAGGACTGGGACAGCGCCACGATGTAGGGGTTGGCCCCTATGGGCCCCAGGAACACCGGCACCTGGTCGGAGCCGTGCCTTATCTGCTTCTTCACCACCCTGAGCAACGGGCTCGCCGTGGAGCCGTTGTGGATGATGATGGTGTTCATCTCCTTGTCATAGAAGTCATACACATTTATGCCGTCCGACGTGTAAGGGGCGTCCCAGTCAATCCGCACATTGTATTGTGCGAATATCTGGTCCTTGGTCTTCGGCATCTTGTAACACGCCCAGTCAAGACCCTCCGGGCCTATGCCCCAGTAGGTATGGAGTGGGTCCCAAGGTGTGATATCCACATATGTGGAGCCGTCCTCACGCTTGGCGAGGAGCGCCCGGCCCGCATACCAGCCCCTTAGAGCCGCATACCACCCGAGCTGGTTCCTGAGCGACGGCATCATGAGGCGGCAGAGCCTCTCGTCCGCGGCCCGCAGGACACCTATCAGGAAGCGCTCCTTCAGGTCATTGCGTTCTCTCAGGTCAGGCTCTGCCCCGTCATGGGGTATCCTGACCGTCATCTCCGCACCGGCAATCCAGCCTATAACCTTCTCGGCATAAGTCTGGGGGTCATTCGATGTATAGCTCTGGTAGCCCTCACCTGCATCGTAGGGCTCAAGACGGTACAGGGCATGGTCGTCCTGCATCCTCTGCCGCATGGGCTCGGTGGAATCGTAATGAGAATCCACCAGTTCGATTATCTCTTCCGGTCTGCGCCTGGCCATCTACACCCACCTTTTCACACGGATACGGCCCCGGTTCTCGATGTAACCGTACCCGAAGCGGTCTACGAGTCCGTATATCATGGCCTTAACACCATGATTATACTTGTCTTCCGGCACTTCGCCAACTATGTTCCCCTCCCTATCAGTCTTCCACCTGTAAGCCTTGGTCTGCCCGTCAAAGGGGTTGGGCGCAGACCCGAACTCAGATATGATCCCGTGGCACCTGGGGGAGAACACTATCCTCGGGGCATGGGTCTTGGGGTCTACCTTCAACCACCCCTTGAGCCGTTCTGTCCCCTCATTAATCCTTATCTTCTGGCTGGAGAGGTATAGCCCCGTCTTGTCCAGCCACACCTCGGTGGGTGCGGCCATCGCCTGGTGCTGTGTCCCCGCTATATCTATCACTCCGAAGTGGACATCGGGCCACCATTCCCTTGAGCGGGCGACATCGATGATATCGTCGGTCACTAGTCCCTGTTCATATATCTCGTCGATAACGCATAGCTGCTCACCCCTGACCTGCACTACCTCAACGGCGTATGCCCCTGCATATCCGGGGTCCATCCAGAGATGTACGGGAGATCCCGGCTCGTATTCGACCGCGCTGATATGCATATCAGGCCGGAACTCCGTGAACACCAGCCCCTTGGGCGGCGAAGGCTTCCCCTCAATACGTTCCATGAAGAAGTCATCACTCGACGCCTCCTTCAACCTCAGTATCTCCGGGTCAGTCGCACCCCCCGGATACAGGTGTGTGTTCGTCCAGCTAGGCAGGGAAAAGGCCCTGGAATCAGGCTCCGCACCCGAGGCCCATGCCGTGAACATCTGCGGATACCACCCCAAACTCCCCTCAAACGTCCCCGAGAGGAACATCCACCCCCTCCTTGGCGCACACCTCCCCATCAAACGGAAGAACGTATCAAGGTCAAGCTGGCTGGCCTCACACCCCAATATCCCATGCGGCGCCCTCATGGCCAGTGTCCTGGGGTCCTTGGCGCTCTTAGTCTCTATCCTCGTACCGTCCGCAAGAAGCAGATATCCCGGGTCCACCCGCTTGGATGCCTCCTTCAGAATCCCCAGAGAACTGAAGTCCTGAAGCAGATACTCAAACTCAGCCCTCGTCCTCTCATAGTCCGCAGCCACCAGCCAGTACAACCCACGCTCCTCCGTGTCCGCAAACCTCGACAGCAGATACTTGGACGCCACAAGACTCTTCCCCGCCTGCTCACCACCCGCCACAAGGTTGAACCTATACCCCGAATCCAAAATAATACTCTGCTCAGGAGTAGGGTAGAACCCCACCTTGTCAAACAGATATGTCCTCAGCAACGGGTTCCGTACAGCCGTCGTCATCTTCTCTTCCCTACCTTATCCTGATGGCGGGCCTTCTTCCTCATCTTCTTCCTCTTCGATATACTCTTAACCTTCGACACTATCCTCGTCCTCTTGCTCCGGCCTGCCCTTACGCCTCTCAAGCAACTCCGATAACGTCTGCTCCACACTCACCGGCAACGGACTGCTACCATCCCCCCGCTCCTCCTCCTTCCTCACAGCCTTGGCAGCCTGCCTCCACTCAATAATCAGATCCTTCGCCGAGTCCTCACTCAAAGCCACCTGGGGCCTGAACTTGGCCGGCAGATTAGCATTCAACAACGCCAACAACAACACATCACTCCCACGGTTCTTGTCAGGGTTCCTCACCCTCTCCAACGCCAGCTCCTCCAAATACTCCCCAAAAGCCTGCTTCGCCTTCTCCACCGCCCTCATGAACTCAGGGTCCTCCCTCACCCACCTCTCATATGTGGGGCGCCCCACCTGAACCGCCTTCACCGCACCACGCACATTACCCCACTCCTCATACGCAGCCAGGAACAACGCCTTGCGCTTCTCCTTGTCCTGCGTCCGCTCAGCATTCGTGCGGTTCCGCAACAACGGCTGTTCCCTGACGGGTTTCTTGGAAACATCCATAACACTATTCTCCTAATCCCTCAAACCTCATATCACCATATATCATGGTATATAACATCACACAGGTTATAGACCTGTGTGTGATGTTATATAACATGTTATATATCATGGTATATCATGTTATACCACGCCTAGAAAGGCCCCTTTTCGACAATCAATCGCGCATAACATCAGTATATCATCCGCATAACATGAGTTTCCTAGGCATACTATAGCTAAAACGAGATCCGTGTCAATCTCAGCAGCAGCCAGCAAGGCGCTTTTAGGGGAAAAAGTCTGTCATGGGTATCTTTCGACACACCCAACACCACCCAAGCCGTACCCATCCC